AGATTGATACAGGAAGAACAAGTTCAATTGGTCATCAAATTATGGGTTTTGATACAAATGGTGAAATAGTTAACTGTAAATTTGAGCGTCAACCAAGTTGGGCTGAAATTGTAACGCATTCAAATAAAATTATATCATTTTATGATTTAGCAGGACATGAAAGATATTTACGAACAACAATTTATGGATTAACTTCTATTTATCCAGATTATTGTTTAATTATGATTGGAGCAAATATGGGCGTTAATCATATGACAAAAGAACATATGGGTCTTTGTCTAACATTAAAAATTCCATTTATTGTTATTGTATCAAAAATTGATATTGTGCCTGAAAATGTTTTGGAAGATAATATGAAAAAAATTTATAATATCTGTAAAAATGGTGCCAGAAAAATTCCATATAATATTAAATCTAAAGAAGATGTTCTTTCTGCTGTCAAAAAAATTAAATCTGATAGTATTATACCAATTATTCAAATTTCGAATGTAAGCAATTATAATTTAGATTTATTAAAATTTATGCTAAATATTCTACCAGTTAGAAATGATTATGCCGAATATATTAATAAACCTATTGAGTTTTTAATTGATAATACCTACTCCGTTCTCGGTCATTCTACTATTGTTAGCGGTTTACTACGAAGTGGAACAGTTAAGGTAAATGATAATATTGCATTAGGACCATTTTTTGATGGTTCATATAGACAATGTAAAGTTAGATCAATTCATTGTAAATTCAAAGATATCAAGGAAGCAAAAGCTGGTACATATATTTGTATCAGTCTGAAAAATATAGTTCGCAAGGAAATAAAAAAAGGAATGGTCATTGTATCTGATACTAATAGTTGTAAAATCGCTCAAAAAGAATTTTGGGCAAGTATTCATATATTACATTCACCAACTACTGTTAAAATAGGTTATGAACCATTTGTACATATTGATCAAGTCAGACAAAGTGTTAAAATTAGTGAAATTATAAAAATTACTAAAGATTCTGATCCTAGTTTATATGATCAATATAAAACTATCCCTAATACATATGAAAATTTAGTAGCAATTGAAACTAAATTAAAAGACTTGGGCTTTACCAAAAAAAGAATCCCCTATAAAAAATATAAATCAAAATTTGCTAAATCTACTGAATCTACTGAAGCTGCTGAAACAACAGAATCTACTACACAAGCTGAACAAGCCGAACAAGCCGAAACCAATGTATTAAGAACGGGTGATAAAGCATATATTAAATTAGAGTTTTTAATGAAACCAGAATATATTAAACCGACTATGAAATTAATTTTTAGAGAAGGTAAGGTAAAGGCTGTTGGAAAAATTATTTAAATTTTTATTTAATTTAATTTAATTTAATTTAAGATTATAAAATAAACTTATTTTATAATCTTAAATCGGTCATTATTTGTACTCAATACAGACCTTGGCAAGTATCCGAATGGTACCAGATGTCTTCAACTGAACCCTGAATAAGCTTGCCACACCTATCGCATAAGTCCAATTGATCTTCGAAAAATGTTTTCAGCCATAACTTGTCCGTCTTTTGCTGTTTGGCAGCCGTCTTCTGCTGTTTGGCAGCCGTCTTCTGCTGTTTGGCACCCGTCTTCTGCTGTTTGGCACCCGTCTTCTGTTGTTCGGTAGCCGTCCGAACTATATCGTGTGCACAGTATGTACAAAATGGTTCTTTTCTTCCATTTTGAACACATTCTGTGTACAGATCACAGTTCGTGCATGATTGGAACATTTGCCAATATCTAGTCAAATAGAACTGAATAAATTAGACCCAAAACATTAAAATAATTTCAATTTTTTCCTATAAAAATATTAATTAAATTCATCCCTTGTGTAAATAATTTCTTTATAAATCTTATATTAAATAGTAATGAGTTCAAAAGATATATTTACTCCTGAACAAGAACATCTTAAATGTGCTCCTTCAAAAATTTTTTCTGAAGGAAGTTGTTTTACATCGGAATCTCTTATAAAAATAGCTCTAGCATATAATAATTATATTGGAGCAGAGTCTGATAAATTAATAAATATATATACAACATCTAAATATGAATTAGTTAAAGAATTAACTAATAGAATTACGAATTGCGGAACTGATCAGCTCTGTTGGTTAGATGTTGATTGGATAAAAAGAATAAAAGATACCGATATTCATAAGAATACATTTAGACCAAGAGGGCCACAAGGAAGATTCAAATGGTTAAGTACTACAAATATTAATGATGTAATGAAACAATATGAATCTGCATATACAGATTTTAAATTTTTTGGTGCTGTACCTTATGATTTTGAAGATTTAGATCAACTTAATATTGGTAATATCGATCTTGATGAATTAACAATAAATACTAAAAAAATTGGTATTGTTATCAATTTAGATGAACATTGGAAAAGAGGTTCTCATTGGGTAGGTTTATTTGCTGATTTATCAAAAGATCAGATTTATTACTTTGATTCTTATGGTATTAAACCCAAAAGAAGAATTTCAGATTTTGTTAAAAAAATAGCTATATGGTGTTATAAACGTCATCATTTAAATATTCAAAAAGGCGGTTCAGATGATTTAAATTTAATAGATACCGAAAGTCAATTTATGAAAGTAAAAAAAAATAAATATGAGGAAATTATGAATATTGATTATAATAAGATTCGACACCAATTTAAGAATTCTGAATGTGGTGTGTATTCTGTTAATTTTATTTTAAGAATTTTAAAAGGCGAAACCTTCGATAATATTTGTTTAAATATTACTTCAGATGATCAAGTTAATGAATGCAGAAAACAGTATTTTAGATTTAAATAGTAAGATGGATTGTATTATTATCTAGTTATAATAATTTTTTATTATTTTATTATATAATAAATGAATAACCAAAATAACAAATTTCTTAATAAATATAAGACTTTTTTCGCTGATTATTTTAGTAAAATTAGTCAAATTAGTCAAAATGATAAATCTTCTGTTAGAATACAATATTTTAAATCAGTAGTTGATATGGTGGAATATTTTGATAAGATTGATACCGAATACTATGGATTCAAACCTGAACAAAGATTAAGTGCATATCATATACAAGAATTATTTCCAAATTCTGGAATATACCTAAATCTTAATGGCCAAGTATTTATGACCAAAAATAAAACTAGCTTCCCGACCGCTCCAACTGCTCCAACCGCTCCAACCGTTCCAACTGCTCCAACCGCTACAACTATCCCAGTATATAATAACGAGGAGATCGTTTCGCCTGATGTACTTATGTATTTAACGCCTAATACAAACTTTAAAATATTTACTAAATATATAAAATCATTAAACTTGGCCCCAACAACCGCTACATTAAATCCAACTACATATTTACATGATCAATCATGTATTGTAATTAATAATAATAATGATCCGGCAAATTATATAGTAAAATATCAAATTGAGTATGATTCTGAAAATTTAGATGTATTAGGATCATCCAGTACAGTAAAAATGACACGAGAAAATATAACAAAGAAGGTCATTAGTAATAGTATAGACTATCTAAAAAATAAACCAAATAATCCAACTATAAATAATCAACTAACATATTTAAGTTCTGCATATTCTGAAAAACTTTTGGATAGATATGACGATTATGATACATCTACAATTTCTTTAATATTACCAACAGAAATAAGAAAAACTCCATTAAACTCATCAAATATTATTACTATTAATCCTAATGTAAAAGATCCTATCAAAAGTGCTAAATTTGATGCGACCAGTCCTGTTGAATATTATTATGATATTTTTATAGTTGAAAATAAATTTATATCCCCAACACTTAATCTTCAAGAGATTAATTACCTAGGATTAAATGATATCGTTGATTTCAACAAAGGTAAAATTACTACTTATCCAAAACCTAAATTAATAACTACATCATATATTTTATTAAGTGATATAATTGGCGAACCAAATACAAACTCTATAGTGAAGAATTCACTTAATTCACTTAATTCGCTTGCAGCTACATCAGTGGTAAAAAGATCAAATTATAATAAAAAAGTTATGAATATGCATAAAATATCATCTGATTTAGAAAACCAAAATAAAATATTTGACATAAAATATCAAACCTTATTTATGATATTATTTATGATATTATTTATGATATTATTTAATATTGTTTGATGTAACGATATAAAAATAAAATATCAAAAAAATTGCAAAATTTTTTATATCATATTGACTTTAATAATATTAATATGATATAATTCTAATGAGTATCGAATACAATACTGAATATAATGAGATTTTGACCAAGGTCGAATCTTATAAGAGCAGTTTTAAGACTGACTCTTTGGATTGGTTCAGAATTGCATTTTCCGACATTAAAGTAGGTGATAAACTTATCATATATTATTATCCTGACTCTCAGAGATATATTAATGTTATTTATCCTAAATTTGGCGATGTTATTAAAATTGATTCTGAAATTCAAATGACTAATGATTTTTTTTCAGAGAAAAATATAGAACGTCTAACTCTGAAAAATCAGGAAATCGAATATAATGCTTCTCAACCATGGTGTTCATATTATGGTAACTCTCGTGGTTATGTGTATGATATTTACAGACTTGAAAATATTATAGAGCATAATACAATTGAAGAATTAAAATCTATTCAAAATACGAATACAGATTATGATAAAAATGGTGACTATGAAAGTTATGATCCTTATCGTAATCTTGAATATAATTATACTACACAACAATATGAACTACAAATTAATCATAATAATAGAGATTATGATTCGGAATATGACGATTCCAGAGATTATGATTCTGGATATGATTCAATCAGTTAAATTTGAAAGTTAAAAAAACTAATTAGACAAAGAATATTTTATTTAATCGAAATTTAAATTATTTTTTTTTAGTGGATACTGGTAAAGCTAATGGAACTCTGTTTGATTTACCAGTATTCGATCCAACTAATGGTTTTGTTGTTGGTTTTGCAGTAACTGAAGTAGATGATGATTTAGATGAGTTTAAAGGTTTTGTTAATACTGATGCAGGTACTTTAACTGGTGAAACTGGGCTAACTGGAGATGCTGGACTAGCAGATGGTTTAGAAACAGAGATTTCAGATAATTTTCTTGAAGCAGATCTAGCATTTTTTTTAGAAGCAGCAGTAGGAGACATAGGTCTAGGTCTAACAGATAAAGATGTTTTAACTTGGGGAACTACAACTTCAGTTTTGTAGTCAAAAGGAATTATACTATAAACGTCTAAACCAGCTTTTTCTAAACTAAGATCTCTAATAGATTTAGGTTCTATAATATCTGTTGCAAGATTTGAACTGTTACGTAAAGATTTGTGTCTAAGATATCTTGGAGATTCTACTTTATTTCTATCTAATGAACCTGTCATTTTTGGTACTTCTACATCTAAATTTTTATAATTTAAAGGATCACAAGCACTAATTGATTTTACAGTGACATTGTAAGGATCAGAATTTCCAAGCATTCCTACATTACATGTTAACATTGATGCATCACATGCAAATGCAGACAAAGGTGTGCGATCATTCTCTCCGAGTCTTATCGAAGAGAAAGGAGTGTGTTTAGATAATGAAACACCTTGGACATTGTCATAAGTTGTATAGCATTTTGAAGTAGAGCATGTTTTGCAACTAGGATCAGCTGTTAAAACATCAGTATGAACACGGCCTTGCAAATCCTCATAAGTGAAATATTGAGACATTACTATATATATATTATTAAATAAAAATCTTTTGATCTTCGTCATCTAAATATTAATTTTTTAGTAGATACATTTTTGTATATTTATTAAATAATTTAAATTAAATTTGTGAATAATTCTAAATTTAATTTAAATTAAATAATTTTTTTGTATTAGAAGTAGATGAACTAGAACCTATTGATTTTGGTATAATACGTATTGATAATTCAGATTTGTTTAGTTTAACTGAATTTGGTTTAACTGAATTTGGTTTAACTGAATTTGGTTTAACTGAATTAGATTTAGACACTTTAATTGATAATTTTACAGAATCTGATTTTGTTTCAGAATTAGTATTTGATTTTGTTTTGGATTTTGCAATTAGAGATAAATTTTTAAGTTTATTTACACCAATCTCTTGTTTAGCAAATTTGTTTGATAAATCATTTGTTTCAATTTCAGAATACTTGTTACTTATTGAATTAGTTTTAGTATTTGCATCTAAATATGAATATTTATCACTTGCATTTTTGTAATTTGCACTTGACATATTTATTGAATCATATTTTGAGTAATTATTAATGTATCTTTGAGAAAAATGATCATCAGTATAATTTTTTGTCACTTTTGATTGTTTAGAAAAATTATTACCACCCATACAAGAATTTAAACAATATGTTGATTTACCACTCATATTGTCTAAAGTATAGTCAAACTGATTAAATTTATTTTCAAACGGTAGTTTGTAAAATGTATTGTTCATATCAAATATAATAAATTATAAGATAAAAAATATAAATATTAATTATTTTAACCAATTCCAAAAAAAATCTATAATTAATAAATATATAAAAGATAAATGAAATTAACACTAGATAAAAATTTCTTTTTAGTTCAATTCAGTTTTGTGATAATATTTTATCTCTTAAACTCATTGCTATTAAACAGTAAAAACTCTACTGGTCATTTTACTACATCCGCTAAAAATAAAAAGATTGAATCAGGTGATTTAATGTTGTATGTTTTATCACAACTATATGGCGTCCCTGGAACTGAAATAAGCCCAGTGTCTAATGAAGCAATTACTCTTGCTACTATTCAAAAATTAACTATTTTTGCTTATGCAACTAGTGCATTAGTATTATCAAGAAGTAATTCTGAATTTACTTTATTTTCTACATCTAAATAAATTTATTATTAATTTGAATTAATTTGAATTCCATATTCTGATAGAATTATTTGGGCCATCTCTTTTGCTGTTATGTTGTTTTCAAAATTATACATATAATCTTCATCTGGTATATCTAATAGACCCATATTTAATTTGGATTTAATAATGGTTTCCACTGTTCCGATCCATTTAATAAATGATCTATCTGGATCAATTTGATGCTTCTGACAATTTTTGATATAATTATTTGTGTATGACATATTTGTTAAATAATATCTAAGCATGATTATTTAGATATTATTTAGATGTTAAAAATATCAATATTTTTAACTTGTAGATTTCATTATTAGATTATTTATCTCGGATTTACTTATTGGTAAATCAGTATTTGATGGGTTTTTAAATGTTGATTCTATCTTTATTTGTATTTTGGGCTTATACTCTTTTGGCAAATTATTTTGTATTCCCATAAATATACTAAAATTTGCATCATAATTAAATATTAATTTTCTA